GCTGACGGTTAAAACCGTCGATTCACGGAGGGCGGCATAATGAAAAACTTTTTACGGTATCTTAAAAGCCCTAAAAGCGATTTTTTACTGTTTATTATCGCACTGGTACTTTTAAACTTGGTAAGTGCACGAAGCTTTTTTCGGCTCGATGCAACCGCGCCCAAATCTTATTCTTTGTCGCAAGCAAGCAAACAAGTCGTAAAAACACTGGAACAGCCGCTTTCGGTAAAAGTATTTTTTTCGTCAAACCTGCCCTCCCCGTACAACGGAACGGCAACATACGTTACCGATTTATTAACCGAGTACTCCGGCGCGGGCAACAAATACTTTTCGTGGGAACGCTTCGATATGGACCAAAGCGAAAACCAATCTTTGGCAAGCGCGTACCGGCTGTCGCAAGCGCAAATACAGGAAGTAAAAGACAATGAAGTCGGTTTTAAAAGCGTATGGATGGGCATTGTTTTAACCTATGCCGACCGCATAGAAACCATCGACGGAGTAACTTCATCGGAAGGTTTGGAATATAAATTAACTTCCAAAATGGTACAAATGATAAATGCGGTGAATACGCTTTCCGGATTAAAAGGGCAAGTATCTCTTACCTTATATATAAGTCCGCGCCTCGCCGATTTTAACATTAAAGGATTTTCTTCCATTAAATCGTCGGTACAAAATGCATTTTCTTCGCTTAACGAAAAAAATGAAGGTATCCACAACGACTTAGAAATGTCGAATGAGGAATACACGAGAATGCTTGTAAATGAAGCATACCAATCTAGCGAACAAGCTTTAGCTTTAAAACAACGAATACTAAATATGGAGCAAAATCAGTTACAAAGTACACCTAATCCGTATTCTCCGGATTTTATGCAATTTACTCATGAAAGTATGGCAAAAAATAAAGGGGTCAATTCTCTTTTAGAAATGATGAATAAATCTAATGAACGTATTAGTAAGTCCAATGAGTTTGAGACTAAACGTAATATAAGTTTAGCTAGACTAGGCTTAGAAAACCTTCAAAATCAAGAACTGCATCAAAGACAACAGTATGAAAAAGAAAAGTTTGCTAAAGAACTTCTTACGCAAGCTAATATAAACACCGTGGATGATGCAGTAAACGATTTTGGAGCTAGTTTATTAGGCAATGAAGATCCTATGAATTATGGTTTCTGGGATAACGTAAAAGCTAATACCGTAGGATTTCTTGGAGATTTAAGTAAGGGTTTAGCCGTAGGAGTTAAAGGTCTTGGAGACGTAGTAGAAACTAGCGGTAGGTTAGCTTCAAGAGCTTTGCCGTGGAGCGAAAACGATCCTACATTGCATCGTCCTGAAGACGGAGAAGGTTTTGTAGCTAATATGAAAATGCTAGGTAGACGAGTAGCTAAAGATTGGCAAACGTCTGTAGAAAATGACCAAATAACTAAACCTTTTCAAGAAGCTTTTAACTGGGGAGGAAATAAACTTTTAGAAGCTAAAAAAGATATAAGAGCTGAGAGTATCAATACTCTTGAAGACTTAAAAAGGCAATGGGATCAAGGCGGAATACTGCCTATAGAAGCTTTATCTACTTTTTTAGGTATGGCTGGAGAATCGTTTATAAACCCTGAAACAGCAGCCGTAATAGCTACCGGTCCGTTAGGTTGGGGAGCTAAAGCGGCAGCCTTTGCCGGAGTAGCTACTTCTAAAGCTAGTGAAATGGCTTTAGATCGTAGAGAAGCTGAAGCAAGAATGAGTGGTCTTCCTACTAACGGTTTATATAAAGACCAGATAGGTTTAAACGAATTTCTAGCTCAAACCCCTTACGCTCTTGGCTATGCCGGACTTAACTACTTAGAAATAAACGGTTTATTTAAACTAATGGGTAGTAACTTTGTTCCTAAGAATTTCCTCAAAGCAGACATAAAACAAGTAGCCGACTATGCTCTTAAAAGACTTCCGGCTGAAGAGATGGAAGCTATAGCCAAAACGGGATTTAAGAGTGCTGCAGAAAATGCTTGGAGTCTGAATAAATTAAATCCTTTCATACGTAAAGCCGCAGAACAAGCTCCTGAGATAGTAGGCTTTGGAGGTTTAGCTAAGCATATAGGTAAACAAGCCGTAAAAGGTGCTGTAGGCTTAGCCGGTAAAGCGGCTGTAAGAGCAGTTCCAGCAGGAGCTTTAGAAGGCGGAGTAGAGTATTTGCAAACGCATTTAGAACTAGCTAATGCAAGACCTGATCTAAGCAATCCAGAGAAAGAAAAGTTAGCTAGAGAAGCAGGTATAAGCGGAGCATTAGTTGGAGGAGCTATAGGAGGAACTGCTGGAGTAGCTAGAGGAGCTGTACAAAGTACTTATAACTTTACTAAAGACTCTATAGATAATGCTAAGCATATCAAGAGTAAAGAAGCTAATAGGCAGACTGCTCAGGAATTAGCCGGAATGTCTGACGTAAAAGCTACTACAAGAACTGATAGCAGAACTCCTGAAGTACAATCTGCTTTAGATACTATAGAAAAATATACTGAAGATCTTGAAGATGTGAATAATGCAAAAGTTAAAGAAATAGCTGAAGCTTTAAGTATCATAGGTCAGACAAACAATGTAGATAGGCTCTCAGAAAATACTCAAGAAGTTATTAGAAATACTGTTAATAAAGCTCTGGAACTAAAAAATGCTGCAAATAATCAAGAACGCATAGCTAGATTTAAAACCTTTTCTGCTTTAGAAAAAGTTATTATGTCTAATCATTTGGGAGATCCTAAGTTTATAGAGCAATTTATAAAAAGGGATTATTCTACATACGGCACGTCTAATAGTAGAGTTAATAATACGGGAGACGACGTAACAGAAAAGAATTATAAGAAATTCCTAGACCTAGTTAAAACCGTAGAAGAGTCTGGAGTACTCTTTACAAAGAATCAAGCTAACGCTGTTAGATTAATGGCTAGTGAGGTAAAGAATAATATCTTGAAAGGCTTTACAAACGAAGGAGTATCTAACACTAGCAATGATGTATTTATGTTCGGTAAAACCGATACTAAGAACGTTAAACCTAGTATGATACAGTATCTAAACGCTTTAATGTCTAAAGCTACTTCTAAAGAAACCGTAGCTAACATTAAAAACAGACTAAATACGTTTAAAGTCTCTCACGCAAATAAACTAAAGCTAGCTAGATATGCTAAAAACTATATCTTTAAAGATACTGACGGAGAAACTATAACCGTAAGTATTCCTAAGCTAACTCCAAACGGTACTATACAAAAAATCCAAGGTCAAGTAAATAAAAAAGATAACCAAGACTCTCATATATTTCATATCCATAGACAAGCTAATAAAAACAAGTTTCTTCAATCCATAGATAGCGAACTAGAAAGAGAACTTAATGCTATACAAACTATGGAAGAACTTGCTAATGAACGTTTAGGAACAGCTACTACGACTAAAGCTGAAACTAAACAAGAAGTTAAAGATGAACCTATAGTTAAAAAACCTTCGTCAGATGAGAAGAAACAAGAAGAAGTAGTGTCTACTAAAAAAGAGCAAGAAAACGTTAAAGCTCAACCTACCAAAAATAAAGAAACTGAGGTTAATAAAGACACTGAAACAGATGAAGTACCTTTTGAAGAAGACGAAATATCAAAACCTAATACAACTTCAGATACACAAGTAGAGCAAGAAAAGACTGATAAAGATTCTTTAGTTAACAGTAGTAAAGAAGTTAAAAATAAAGAAAAACCTACCGTAGAAAATTCTAACATTGTTATAGGCAAAAATGTAGAAGAAGCTAAGAAACTAGCTAAAGAGGGAAAAGGTTTATATACTCTAAGAGTTTATACTTCATCAGATAGTGGTACAGATACCATTTCTACCTTAGATAAAGAGCATCACTTTGGAAACCCGTTCTTATCTACTCGTAACTTTGGATCTAAAGGAGTAGGTAACGATGCTGAAGTATCTCAAATGTATTATGATTGGCTAACTACTGATAAACATAACGATGTAGAACCTAGCCGTAGAGAATGGATAAGAGAGCAAATATCTAACGGAAACCTAGATAACGTTCCTTTGATATACTATGCCGATACTCCGGTAAACCATGCTAAGATGCTAGATAAGATAGTACGTGATAGAAAGACACTAGGATTAGATGCTGAAGAAGTTTATGAAGAAGAAACTGATTCAAATGAAAACTATACTCCTATACTAGAAAATATACTGCCTGAAGAAGAGATAGCCGGTGCAGTAAGACAACAAGCAAAGGTTGATACAAAAGAAGCTGACGAGATTATAAAACTTCACGAGTATTTTAAAGATGTAGTCAATCCTGAAGGACGTTTTCAAGCTAAATTTAGTAAAGGTAAAGAAGCTTTACAAAAATTCTTTGGTAAAGCCTATACAGATTTAACTATGAAGTTACGCAATATTATACCTATGCAAGATAGTGATCATAACTTGTTAAATTATACCGATAGCGGAGGACATATACGTATAGCTAATGCAGTTCATTTGTTAGAGGATGAAAGAGCTAGAGCGAGTATACTCTTTAGATCGTTAGAATGGTTAATGTCTAGTCCTATGAACTTTACGAATGACTACTTTGAAACTAGAGAAGCTATACAAAAGCTATTTGGTGTAGACGAAGTTCCTCAGCACATTATAAAAGAACTTCAAAGAGGAGAGTTTGAAAGCTCTATCCTAGAAAATCTTGGACATAAGGTACTAAATGATCTAGGTATAAAACCCTTAGAAGATAAAATATCTCAAGAGCAACTATCCTTAGTTGAACAAGAGATAGGATTATACGGAGTAAGACTCTTACTAAGCGAAGGATATATAACTCAACACTCTTTTAGCCGTAGCGAAATAGATCCTAATGCAGAGAATACGGAAGCGAATATAACATACTATAAACTAGGTAAAAAGAAAATAAGAGAAGATATGCTTAAACGTTCTAAAGATAGCAATATATACAAAGAGTTTTTAGAACTTGCCGATGCTTTAAAAACTGAAGATATAGTAGTATCTTCTTATCTAACAGAAGCTCCAGAAAAAAACTTCAGACACCGTACTTACATCAAAGGTAAAGGAGTAGTTCCTATTACGGACGTACAGGTAGATGCTCTAAATACCATAGAGCAAACTCCATTCGTTCCTTTAGCTAAAGAGAAGTTAACAGAACTTATCAACAATGCTAGCTTTATAAAAATACTTAAAAAAGCTCTAGGATACAAGCATATAGTTAATAACGAAGGTAATGACAACTATACGGATCTAAACTATATTTTGCCTTCGGAGCTAGATAGCGTAAGAGGTAAAAATCTAGAAATAGACAACTCTATAGAACATTTACAAAATTACTTAAACTCTGAAGATAGTAACAATCCTATATACTTTAAAGCATTTATGAGTAAAAATAGCAGGTACTTCTTAGCAAGCTCTACAATTAATCCTCAAGCTAATAAACTCCATAGATTTTTTGTAGTTCCTGAGCAAGCTATGCAAACCTATGAGATAAAAGACGGAAGAGTAGATGACGTATTTTATCAATCTATGGCTCAAGCTTTTGGTTTTTCTACGGATAAAAAGTCTACTAAAGAGGCTATAGCATTTGGAGAAGATTTAGTATCTAAAATGCTTAAAATGGACGAACAAGCTAGGTTAGATAGAGTCCTAGATATTTTACAAAGACCTGAAAAATACTCTTTAAATAATACAAAGATTGAAATAGAAAACCCTTCTCACGCTATAATGGGATTGTTTGCTATAAATGATCTAGCTAAGGCTATTTCTGAAGGCAAAACTAGTTTTGATACCGTACTTACTAACGAAATAGATGCTATCAACAACGGTCTAATTCTTAAAACTATGCAGTATGCTTCCGGTCCGGAGATTGTAGATAACCTAGCTGCCGGTGGAGTAGTATTTGGTACTACGGATACTACAAGAATTAATGATAGATATGCTCAAGGAGAAAACGATTTATACAAACTTTTTGCTAAGAAAATTACTGAACTAAAAGATCGGTTTGTTCCTGATTTCGGTCTTGCGTTTCAGTTTTTAAAAACGCCTGAATCTAAAGTTTTTGAACAAGTAATCAATAAAATAACTCCCGAGCTTACGAGAGATCTTCAAGAAGCTTTTACTTTAACAGATGAGGGCAATGTATCCTCTAAAGCTAGATCGCTAGCTAAACCTACTTCTACCGTGTTTGGATATGGCTCAGGAGATAAAAGCTCTGTTTTAAATCTAGTAAACGAATTAATTTACGGCGGACTAAGAGGAGTTAAGAGTTTACCTAGATTAGCTTTTGAATACGTTTATCAAGGAAATAAAGAAGGAGAAGCTGCTTATAACTTGTTTAGGGATATGTTACTTGAAACTGCTGTAGCAAACTCTGGTAAAAACTCTTTAAGCCCTACACAAGTACAGGCTATAGAAAACGAAATAAAGAAAGCTTTAGTTTCTGATAAAGGTATTATGGAGTATAAATATACATTTAAAGTACCGAAGAAAAACGGTGGAGAATACACAAAAACTACTACATTAGGACATGCTTTAAAGGCTATATACTACAGTATATTAAAAAACCCTTTGATAGGTGCCTTAGATAGCATGTATCCGGGAATGTCGGGTATAAACGACTTAATCAATACAGCCGTAAACTCTAGGTTAGAAGCTCAAAATGAGTTATATGCTAAGAAAAAACAAGAAAAACTTGATAAAACCGGTAAGAAAACTCTTACGATTGAAGAGGATAAAGAAGTGTGGAAAGAAGTAGAAAAAGTACTGCCTAAACCTTTCTTTTATTTTCAACCTAAGAGTTATAAAGGCACGAATGCTAAAGTAGAGATGTGGGATACTAAAAAAGTAATTAATCCTAATTTTTCTCAAACTTTAGGAGTAATGAGAATTAACGGAGTAGATACTAAAAGTTCTTTTAAATACGTATCTAAAACTCTCAACGGTAAAGAAAAACAAAGAACAGATGTCGGAGCTAGTGCTAACGTCGGTATGATACACCAAGCTGACGGAGTAGCTATGGCAAATACTTTAAATAATAAAGCTACTAAAGATATGGGATTACTTCCTATTCACGATGCCGTAAGCGTTTCGTCTAAGAATGCTAAAGAAGCTAACCAAGTATTTAATAGAGTATCTTATGAAGACTCTATGGAGCGTGATGTCTTAGAGCAAGCCGTTACTATGGCTAGAGGTACTGAAGTATATAGCGTACCTACAAAATGGGGAAGGCAAGTAGAACATCTAGGGGATAATCTAGAAAAAGCTCACTACGTAGCAATGTTCAATAAAATACTTCTTCAAAACGCTTCAGTTAATTATGACAACATACAAAACGGTATAGAAGGTAGTGAGTATTCTGAAGTTAAAACTATAGATAACGTAGAAGAACTAAAAAGTCTTATGGCTACATTTAATTACTATGGAGACTCTGAAAGTCTTCACGATTTAAATGAAAAACTACCTAAAGCTATAGAGTACTTTAAATCTAAGGGTAAAGATGATGTAGTGACTAAGTTAGAAAGATTAAGTAGAAAAGTAAATAAAACTTCTGTAACGGAAAAAGAAACTAAAGAAGCTACTAAACAAGATTTAGACGATGCTACCAAAGAGGTTAAAGAAATATTTTCTAACAGCGATCCAGAAGTTCTTGATAGTTACATTGAGCAAGCTACTAAAGATGCTTTAGGTACTTCAAATACTGAAAGAAACCTTTTTAGGGATGATGAAGTTCTTATAGAAGAATTTGACGGAAATGTAGAAAAAATCTATGAAGCACAAAATACTGTCCGAGAGTTAGATAAGCTAGACGGAGTATATGATGAGGAGCATAGCAAACACTTAGATAAAGTACTAAAAGAAGTAGTAGGGGTAAATCCTGAAGCTATGAAAGGTCTTAAAGTAGCTCTTGAAAACTCTGAAGCTAACGAGAATGAAGGACTTTATGACCTTAGTAACAATAAGATTAACATATCTAGCGGAACAAATACCCTAAGAACTTCTCCGAGTCGTGAAGAAACGTATACTCACGAAATTATACACGCTATGACGGTAATGGGTTTAAAAATATCAGGACTAAACTCAAGAGTAGGTCAGTATCTAAAAACTATCCATAAACAAGCTATAGCTAGATTAACAGTTGAGGATTTCTTGCCTGAAGTGTCTACTGGAAGTCTTGAAGAAGATATGAAAATAGCTAAAAGAGACTATAACTACTTTAAAAATAACGATGAACGAGGTTTGAGTGAGTTTATAACTATGGGTCTGACGAATAAGAAACTTGTAGCTAAACTAAAGAGTATAGAGTTTACTCAACGTGAAAATAGAAAACAAGGGATGAATTTATTTGAACGTATGGTTGAAGGCGTAAAAGACCTTATGGCAAATGCTTTTAATCTTATAACTAAAGGTGTCGGTAAGAATAAGTCTTTATATGATGCTTTGCTTTCGGCAAGTATGAAAATAGCTAATGCAAACAATAAAGCTAAAGCTGCTAAAGCACAGCGAATAAGCGCAGTAGGAGCTTTAATTAAAGGCGTTATAGAAACCGGTAACGAACGAATAAATGCTAAAGTAGAAGAGTTTATAAAAGACTTAGTCGAAAATAAGTTAGTGTTAAACGTAGATACTAACCCTAAAACATGGTTCGGTAAAATAAAGCTAATTGCTGCTGCACAGACTTTAGGAGCTCTTGACCCAGATACGAGAGAAAGATACTATAAACTCTTAGATAGGCTAAATATAGCTAGATATGGAGATAGTTTGCAAACATTGTCTCAAGACTTTCATAAGCCTGATAAGTTTGGTAGAACCGTAGAGCAATTTATTGCCACTTCAAACCGTATAGATGCCGCTAAAATGGTAGAGCGAGTCGCTGTTACGAAAGCGTTAAAAGAAGGCTTTAAAACAGAACCGACTAAAGAGCAGAGTCAAGCTTTAGGTAAAGCCGTCATAGATACGGATTTGGAAAGCCTTATGGATAGATATACGTTAGATGATGTCTATAGAATAATTAGCTCCGAAACGGAAATGGATAAAGAAATAAAAACTTTAAAAGATGAGTTGCAAGAAGTCGTAAGAGCAGATATAAACCTAGCTAAAGTTCCTACAAAAGAGTTTATGACCTATATGGAAAACCAAACTAACGGTCTTGCGTATTATATGGTAACTAACAAGGTAGCTTTAGATGGACAATTTTTAAATGCTGAGAATATAGCTAGAATGGGGGAAACGAAGTACGCTACAAATAAAACGAGTGAAAAGACGGTAGACCTTATAGATAAACTTATTACTTTAAAAGCTTTAAAAATGTCTGATACGGTTACTCCGACTCTAAAATTTATGTTGGAAAACGAAAGAGAAGGTGTCCAAAAGTTGTTAACATTTATGGGCAATTACAAACAAGATGCTGACAGAAAACTCTTTAAAAACTCTTCGTTCAATAAAGTTAAAGGTTATAGACCTGAAAAACTAGACAATAGCACAGACTTCTTGATAGCTAGAGTAGCTGACGAACAAGAGCTTAAAACCGAAGGATACGAACCTATATCCGAAGCTCTATTAAAAGACGATACGGATAGTTTCTCTGCTCCTAGGAGGTTTTATAGAAATACTTGGATTAGTTCTCAGCCTACTTGGAATAAAGCTGCCGTAAAACTAACGTCCTTGCAATCTAAAGGACATACTTTAGCAGACCTTTACGTAGATGACTTAGTTAAAGGTAAAAACGTATCTCAAGAAGACTATGAAAAGACTTTAAAGAACACTACCGCTAAACATAAAGCTAGCTTAGCTAAAATGTTTACGCAAGAGTTTACGATAGGAGCTAAACAAGACATTAGCTTATTACCTATAGTAGATGCTACCGGACACTTTCAACAGTTTAGATACGTAATGAGTAAAGCTCTAAAAACTACTGTTTTAGGTCTAGATACAGATGTATTTGAAAACTTAGCTATAATGGAATCTACAAAGTTTGATAAAGTAAAAACCGCAGAACACAACGCAGAAATAGCAGATGCTATCTATGAATACTGGGAAGAACATCAAGGTAAAAAGAACCTAACTCCGTTTGTAGAACTGTCTAAATATTCAACTAACGAGAGAATGAGGGATATTTATAGAATACTTCCTGATTCATTCTTAGATAGATTAAAAGAACGTTTTGCCGGGAGACCTATTATGATACGTAAGGATATGACGAACTGGTTATTTGGTTTCAGAGATATAGATGTAAGTAAAACTAAACCTGTGCAAATGATTCAGAATAAACATTTTAGAATGGCATTTAAAATAGGAGATGCTTTAGTTAAAAAACTAACTAAGATAGCAAAAGCCGAAGTAGTCGTTAAAAGCGTAAAGACTATAACGAGTAACATTATAAGTAACCTTAATCAGTGCATAATGCAAGGTTGTACTCCGTCTCAGGCATTCAAAGATCATATGGAAGGTATAAATGCTCTTAGTGAGTACCGAGATAATGCTATTAGATTAAAGGTTTTAAAAAATAAGAAAAAAATGGGAGAGAGAATAAATGAAGCGGAATATAACAATCTAAAGAGAAGTTTAAATAATTCTCCAGTTAAGGATATGATAGAATGGGGTATGTTTAGCTCAATCGTAGAAGATATAGAATATAACGATACAAAAGATGCTTTTGATACTAAGATAGATAAGTTTAGAGATAAACTTCCTAAACCTCTAAAAGTCGGAACTGATATGTTATTTATAACTAAAGAGACTACAATGTATCAAACTTTAGCTAAAGTACTTCAGTATAGCGACTTTGTATCTAGATATGCTTTAAAGAAAGGTCTTGAGGCTCAAGGTATTCAAGATAAAGAGTTAATTAGAGATACTATACGAGATGCTTTTATCAACTACGATTTACCTATGTCTCCTTTAAGAACTGCTCTAGAACAAAGAGGTTTCTTCGTATTTAGTAAGTTCTTTACAAGGATACAAAAAGTCTTAACGCACGATATATTAGGTAAGAAACCTATACAAGGTTTATTCGGCATTTTAGTTAATTCAAAATTAGGTACTGGCTTAGAGACTCCGTTTGATTCTTCTGTCATAACGAAGAATTATGACGTTTTAATGTCTAATCCTGCTGAAATGGTAGTGAATGCTGTTACTCCTGCCGGACTTAACTATATACCTAAATAGTGTCAAAAAGTTGCCAAGAAAAAGAAATTCTAATAGATTAGATAACATTTCTAAATCCATTAGAATTTCCATTTTTGGGGATAAAGACATTCTAATTTATATTTTTAAATTTCTATGGCAAAATTTAGCCTAAATTTTAGAAATGTTTCTTAACGTTTCTAGTTTAGGCACTTCTAAAAATATTTAGTGCCATTATCTTGTCAAACCGTAATTAAGACTGCTTTTTATATCTGTTTTATCCGTTTCGTTATATCCCAAGAAATGTCCATAAACGTTTTCTAGCATCTTTAAATTTTGATGTCCAAGAAGCTCTTTTATGACTAACGGGTCAATCCTATCATTCATTAAGATACTTGCGTAAGTATGTCTAAGACTGTGCAACCCTGCATAAGGAACGGATAAATCTTTACATAGTTGTTGAAACTGCTTTACAAATGTAAAATACCCTTTACGAAATTTCTTAAAATCCTTTAAACGGTCTTTTAAAATATCTGGTATGAATACTTTTCTAGTTTTTCCTGTTTTTGGAGTTTGAATGCCTTTAGCATTAATAGCTAAAGTTTTATTTATAACTAAATACTCTTCATAAATATCCTCTTTAGTTAAAGCAAGGATTTCTCCCGGTCTTGCTCCTGTATATAAAGCTAGATATAAAAATGTGTTAAGCTCTCCCTTAGATCGCTCTAATAGACTTTTAACCTGATCTTTAGAATAAACTATTCTATGAACTTTTTTTCTATTTGGTATTTCTATTTTAAATACGGGATTAAAGCTAATAGCCCCTAGTTTTATTCCTAAATCAAAAGCTCTTTTAAGAATACTGATTGAGTTTTTTATACTCCCGGAGGCATATCCGTTCTTATACATAGTTAAAACTATGTTTTCAATATCTCTAACTAAATACTTGGATATATTTTTATCTGGAATATATTTTTTAGTTGTAGAAATTAGAGTGATTAAGCTATAAACCGTAGACGGTTTTTTGTATATTTTTACCTGTTCTAGTAGCATATCTAGTAATTCATATAACGTATACTCCTTACAATATTCGGTCTGTTTTAAAAGCTTAGGTATAATTTCTGATCTAACGTAGTTTAGATTGGTCTTATTCCATTCTAACTTTAAAGACTTCCTTATACGTTCAGCACCTATAGAATAATCGACGTATATCTTATTATTCTTTTTATATAGCTTCATTCTTAAACCTTTCTCGTAAAAGAATGTCTCTATCCCAAACAGGTATTCTATCCGAAATTTTCTTAAAGTGAACGCCTTCTAGGTAGTTACCTTTATGTACCCTAAGCCGCAAAGCGTTAGGCGTAATGCCTAACAACTCCGCTGCTTTTGTATTTCCTTTAATCTGTTTAGGGTATAATCTTTGAAGTTCTCTTAGCTCAAGAGCATTTAGGATTTTGGGTAGATTCGTCTCGAATGCCGTTGAAAAAAGCTTTAATAGCGTCTCTTCGTTCATCTTCGTCTTTCCCGTAAGCTATACGCTCTATAACGTCGTCTAAGTTCTCTTTACTAGCTAATATAGCGTATCCTGCTATATCATCCCAGTGGTCTTTAAAACTAGCGTCTCCGCTAGCTATCCTAGCTATCTTATGAAAAATCATTTCTATAGCTTCGGCTTGAATATTACTTAGACCACCTTTAACATTCTCGTAAAATACGTCCTTTAGATTTTGAGCTACTTTAGCAACGTTACTGAATTCGCCGTGAGTACTTTGTCTCTCTTTCAATATATCATTAACTTGCATACTGTTTCACATTATCCTTAATATTTTTAGAAAATCTAAAACTGCTTACAACAGCGTTGAACTTAGCATCATTTATGTAACCTTTACGACGTTTTGTATAAAAAGTACCGAAATAAGGTATATTTAGCTTATCTTCTTTAGATAAAACCTCTTTAATTAAAACTTTCGGTAAAGCTTTCAGTACTGCATCTACCTTGTTTTGCGAAACATCTGAAAGAGATGAAACGCTTTTAACAAAATCTCTATAAAACATTATATTTCGTCCTTGTATAATGAAGCAAACCTAACGCATCGCTTCTTCCGTCTGCTAATCCTCCTCTACTACCGTAGAGCTCTGCTTGCGGATACATTTTTAACAAAACGGAAGCGATGTCTTTTTTAGTTGCTTTAGGGTTTAGACCTAGGGATTTTTGCCATACCCTAGGTAAAACTAATTGATAAGGTACGTTAAGGGTCATTAACATACCTTCGATCTCTCCTAGCCTTTGTCCGAAACTAAACGTAGAGCTAACTCCTTGACCCGGCATAGAGTGAACTTTTTCCACGTTACATAAGTCTGGAGGATATTCTTTTAGTAACTCTATATACGAATAAAGACCTTTAGTTTTATAGTCTCTAAAGTATATGTTATTACCGTCGAAAACAGAGATAGCTCCGTTAGCTCCGGGGTCTATTCCGCATAGAATCATTTTTTAAATGGGTTTTCTTTCTTTTCAGCTACGCTAGGTTGTTTAGTTACGGTATCTTTGCCTTTTCCTTCCGCTTTCCAAGCTTCCACTTCCTCTACGGTCAATCCGTCGTCGTACTTGTTCTCGCTTGCATACTTTAAATCTTTTTCAAGCTGAACGCCTACTTGAGTTTCGTTTAATATCTCTGCTGCCGTAGCTCCGTCGCTAGCTCTATAAAAGCCCATTATTTCAGGAGTTTCTCTAATCTTGCCTTCATATTTAGTATATCTAAATCTAACTCTGATCTT